TGAAAGAGTTACTGGTAATTATTACTTAGAAGTTGATGGTGATTATCAACAAGTTGTCAATAAAAAAGTTTCTGTTACCTCTGGTGACGATATGGAACTAACTGTTGGTTCTTCATTAGGTCAATTTATATTAAATGCTGGTGATGCACTACAATTAAATTCTGATTTAACAGTTGATGGAAGTATTACGGGAGGTGCAATCACATCTACAGGCTCTGTTGTTGCTGGTACAGGTATTCATGCTGGTGTTCCAGGCTCACTAAATCCTATTGCTGGTATATCAACACTTGGTGGAATAGCCGCAGGATTTCCTGTTGCACCTCCAGTTCCTGGTATGATAGAAGCTACTGTAAGTGTTAATGCACCTTTAATTTCTGGTATTGTTGTTACTGATATTAAGGGACCAATGGAACTAATTCGTTTATTGTATGATATGCATTATCATATTGGTAACCGTGGATGGCCAACATCAACACCTACTCCTTTAATGTAATGGAATATTATGGCTGCTAATAGTGTATTTGCTCGTTTAGATTATAATTTTGAAGATTCAAAATTTGGTGGTTCTCTTTATTTAACAGATGGAGCAAAAAAGTATCTATCTGCTTCAAACACAAGCCTTCCCGAATGGCAACAAAATGATATTGCTGATGGAGTGGCATCTTCTCGGTCAAGGTATTATAAAAACCCTCACGCAGGTGTTATTGTAACTTTAACTGCCAATACCAATTTAATACTTACAGTAGCAAATACTGACCCAGCAAACACTTTTTCTGATCCTGTGGCTGCAACTATGGCACCATTTCTTGCCAATGCAGCTAGAGGTTATATAATTGAATTGGCGTCTTTCAAATCTCATACTGACAATATATCTGGTTTAACTGCCACAACAGATGGCAATTTAACTGCACCAAACTATGATTTGGCAACAGGTGTTGGTCAACAAATTTTGAAGATTACTAATGCAACAGATGATGTGGCCAATGCTACTCCAATGTTGGGTAGTTTCACTAGTTTGTATATTGGTGACGATTTAACTGGAAATAACACTATTATTGCAAATGATTGGATTACTATGAACTCTGCAATTGCTCCAAATGGAAATTGCACTTTAACTGGCGGTCAGGTAAACACTATCATTACTCATATCACAACAGCAAATTCGTTGATTTCTACAAGGCGAAACCACGACTTTAACTTTTATCAAAAGTCCAGAGCTATTGTGAATGATTATATCTTTCTAACTCGTTTTGATAATCTTGGAAACACACAAAATTACATGGTAGAAAATTTGATTGGAACAGACTTTTTGAAATCAAATTTGTCCTAAGGTAGAATAAATAAGATATGGCAACCGTAACCACAAACATCGCTCGAGAATATAGTGATTTAGACTTAAATTTCACTATTCATCCAGTCAAAAAAGACATAAACCGCCATGTTGGTGAGATGGCAGTCATCAATTCAGTAAAGAATTTGGTGTTAACTAGCCACTATGAAAGACCTTTTCAACCAGAGATTGGCAGTAATATTCGCCGTCTTTTGTTTGAAAACATGGATACAATTACCGCTTCTTCCATAGAAAGCGAAATACAACAGACAGTAACAAACTACGAACCTAGAGCTAGAATTTCCAGAATTAATGCTATCGCAGATTTTGACAGAAACGGGTTTATGGTAGAAATGGAATTCTTTGTTATCAATAGAACTGACCCAATTACAATTAATTTTTTCCTAGAACGGATTAGATAAAGATGGCTAACGCTCGTTTACAAATCTCTGACCTTGATTTTGACCAAATCAAGACAAATCTAAAAGCATATCTAAAACAACAATCTCAATTTCAAGATTATGATTTTGAAGGTGCTGGCTTAAATATTCTTTTAGATATTCTTGCTTATAATACCCATTACAATTCTTACTATCTGAATATGGTGGCTAATGAATCGTTTTTAGATACCGCTATATTACGAGATTCAGTTGTTTCTCATGCTAAAACTTTAGGTTATATTCCATTCTCCGTTACTGCACCACGAGCTATTGTTAATGTAACAGTTGATAGTGGAACAACCACGCCGGAAACTTTAACTATTCCAAAAGGCTTTAGTTTTAGTTCTAGTATTATTGATAATGTTTCTTATAATTTTGTTGCTTTAGAAGAAACCACAGTAACCAAATCTAACACATCTTTTTACTTTGAAAACTTGAACATCTATGAAGGTTCATTGGTAAATTATGTTTTCAATTATGTAGAAAATTCAAATCCAAAATCTGTGTTTGTTTTACCTGATAACAATATTGATACAACAACAATTTCTGTATCGGTGGCACCAAATGTTGGAAACACAGCAACACAAGTTTATAATCAAGTAACAGACATACTTGACATTACTTCAGAATCACCTGTATATTTTTTACAAGAAAGTAAAAATGGAAACTATGAAATTTACTTTGGTGATGGTGTAGTTGGTAAAGCTCTTGATGATGGTGCAGTTGTTACAGTTACATATTTGGTTACAAACGGTGTTGTTGCCAATCAGGCCAATGGTTTTGTTGCTGCTTCTTCAATTGGTGCTTATTCTGATATCGTTATTGATGTTGTTGATGTAGCATCTGGTGGTGCAACCCGTGAAACAGTTGATTCAATTAAATATTCCGCTGCAGCTCAATATGCAACACAAAACAGATTAGTTACTGTTAAAGATTATGAATCATATATTAAGAGTAAATATCCAAGTGTAGATTCTTTATCTGTTTGGGGTGGCGAAACTGAAACACCAAAAGTATTTGGTAAAGTTTATATTGCATTAAAACCAAAAGCCAATTATTACATTTCTGAAACTGAAAAACAAAGAATTATTGATGAGATTATTAGTCCAAAATCTATTGTATCTGTTAATGCAGAGATTCGTGACCCACAATATTTGTATTTAATTGTTGAAAGTCTAGTTCAATATGACCCAAAGAAAACTTCTTTGGATGAAGGCAGCATTAAAACAAATATTCGCCAAGCAATTTTAGATTATCGTGATATTAATTTGAATAAATTTGCCGGTACATTTGTGCTTTCAAAATTGCAAGATGCAATTGATTCAACCAATGGCGATTCAATCATAGGTTCAGAGAGTGTGGTTCGTGTTCAACGCCGTTTTCAACCTCAATTAAATGAATCTGTAAGTTATACAATTAAATATAATGTTCCTATTCATCGTGGGACATTAATAAATAAATTAACTTCAACTCAATTTACAGTATTTGATGTTACTGGAGTGGTAAGAACAGCGCAGCTTGAAGAAATTCCACAATCTTTTACTGGTATATCTTCAATTCAAATTACAAATCCTGGAACAGGATACACAACCACACCAACCATTACAATTAATGGTGACGGAACAAACGCAACAGCAGAAGCCGTAATTGTTAATGGTAGAATTCAAACAATTAACATTACTAATCGTGGTACGGACTATACTCGTGCTACAATTTCTATTACTGGTGGTAATGGATATGGTGCAGAAGCTGTTGCTGTAATTGATGGTAAAACGGGAACACTCAGAACAGTTTATTACGACAGTTTAGCTCAAAGACAAATTATTAATTCTAATGCAGGCACTATTGATTATGACAATGGTATTTTAACAATTAATAATATTCGTTTTTTAACTGTTGATTCAGACGATGGGTTAATTCGTGTAACTATTGAAGCAGAAAAAGGAATCATTGAATCAACAAGAGATACAATTCTTACAATTGATGAAACTGATCCAATAGCAATTTCAACAATATTAGAAAAGAAATATAATTCATAATGGCTGACCAAAAAACATCGTTACTGATTAATCGTCAGGTACCGGAGTTTGTTCGTGAAGAACATCCTAATTTTATTGCTTTTTTAGAAGCATATTATGAATTTTTGGAAAACAAACAAGGTACAAAAAAGAACGATTTAGTAACTAAATCGAAAGACCTTCGTTATGTTTCTGATGTTGATGCTTCTATTGCAGAATTTGAAAACCACTTTTTTAACACTTACGGCAATTTAATTCCTCGTAATGTTGAAGTAGATAAAGCATTTTTAATTAAAAACATTTTGCCATTATATTTGGCAAAAGGTAGTGATAAATCATTTCAACTTTTATTCAGACTTCTATTCAATCAAGAAGTAGAAATTGTTAAACCAAATCAAAGCGTTTTGCGAGCTTCTGATGGTAAATGGTTAATTGAAAATGCATTTAGAACCGAACAAGGTGTGTATAGTGTATATACAGGAAATGGTTCAAATACCACATTTAAGTTAGCACAAATTGTTTCTGCTAATAACATTTCTGTTTACATTAACAATGTCTTACAAACTTCTGGTTTTAATATTCGTAGAGAAACTAGAAAGTTAATATTCAATACTGCACCGGCAAACAACTCTGTAATTGAAGTTTTGTATAGTGATTTTGATTTTGATTTATTGACAAACAGAAAAATAACAGGTACTGTATCTGGTGCTACTGCTCTTATTGAAAGAACAGCTCAAAAAACTGTTAATGCTATTCCAATTTTTGAATTGTATATTAATACAAAAACTTTACTTGGAACTTTTGAAAATGGCGAAACTGCTACATTAGACATTATTGATCCTGACGATAACACTCTTATTACTATTAGAGTTCATGGGTTATCCATTCTTCGTAATATTTTTATTATAGATGGTGGTGCTAGTTATAATGTTGGAGATCCAGTTATTATTTCTGGTGGTGAAGCAACACGAGATGCTCAAGCTGTTGTTTCTGAAGTATTTTCTGGATTCATTAATCAAATTAGAGTTTTAGCTGGTGGTGCAGGCTTCAAAACTGGTTCTAATGTTTATGTAATTGGTGCAGGAAGTGGATCTTTAACACTTGCTATTGATGCTGTTGATGTTTCTGGCCAAAATACTTCTAACTTTTTTGTTGTAAACACAGATAGAATTGCTGATTATGGAAGCATTGCAATTAATGCTGCTAATTATGGTTTTAATGCTTCAGTTGTTACAGAAAATGTTAATTCAAAAATTGTTGATGCATTAACTTTTGAAAATGTTACAAGTATTGGTGCAATTACCAATGTGGCAATTTTATTTGCAAATGCAACTTTTGCAAGTGTTCCAATATTAAATGCTGATTCGGCACCATTTCAAGCAAATGGAACAACACATCATGTTTTAAGTTCTCATTCTTTAGGTCGAATTAGAATTAATAGTGGCGGATTAAATTATCAAATTGGTGATGAACTGCTATTTGCAGAAACACAACCAATGTCAATTGGTGTTGGTGCAGCTGCAGCGGTAACAAATGTTGCAGCCAATGGTGCTATTACTAAAGTTGAATTTCAACCATCAAGAATTAGTGGAACAGCAAATACTTTTGCTAATATTAATGTAACAGTTATTGGAACCGGAACATTATTTGAAGATGAGTTGCGTGTTGGTGACCGCATTATGATTAATAATGAATCTCGTTATATTAATGCAATCAGTTCAAATACATCATTAAATGTTAATGCAAATTTTGTGTATGCGACCACAAGTAAAAAGATTGGTAAATACGATGAGTATCCAATTGGCGGGCAAAATTATAGTCAAACACACCCACCAACAATAACAGTATCGTCTATAACAGGATCAAATGCCAATTTGTCAATGGTAGCTTTGATGGGTGATGGAGAAAATTTATTTGCAACTGCTGACCAGGATCCAGGTGCAATTACAAAGATTCGTATTATTGATGCTGGTTCTGGTTATGTGTTTCCGCCACAAATTGATTTAACACAGTCTGGTGATGGAACAGCTTTAGCTAATGCGTCTATTGAACCAAGTTATGTTACATTCCCTGGCCGTTGGACAACATCTGATTCTATTCTATCAACCACAGAAAGAGTTATTCAAGGTCGAGAATACTTTGTTGACTATTCTTATGTGTTATCCTCACAGGTTGAATTTACTAAGTTCAAAGATGTGTTCAAATCTCTAGTTCATCCAGCTGGATTTGTTGAATATGCACAATATAACATTAATGAAATTGTTTCTGCCAATAATGTTAGCCGTAGTAACATTACAGTTGCCAATACAATTTCTGGAACAGTCAATGTAAATAGCAGCATCTATATAACTGGTACAAACACTAAGTTTAATGTTGTAAACAATAAAGTTATAACAATTGGTTCTCAGA